CCTTCTCGCAAGCAACACGTAGTCGCTTCAAAGATTTCGGATTTTCACTGAGGTCCTTCTTGTGCTTCCTCTTAAACTCTTGGACAAAATGAGCCACAAGACGGTTATCGATGTCCTCTCCACCTAGATGACTATCTCCACCGGTGGCTTTCACCTCAAAAATTCCTTCATCTACTGAAATGACGGTAATGTCAAACGTACCACCACCGAAATCAAAGATCAGAACGTTCTTCTCACCAGCACCCTTTGCACTATCCAGCCCATACGCAATAGCGGCGGCTGTTGGCTCGTTGATGATGCGCAGAACATTTAATCCTGCGATACGTCCAGCGTCCTTTGTGGCTTGACGTTGGCTATCCCCAAAATAAGCGGGAACTGTAATAACACAATCTGTTACTTCTTGACCAACATAGGCTTCCACAGTCTCCTTCATCTTCTGAAGGACCATTGCAGAAATCTCCTCGGCATAAAACTTCTTGTCTTCCCCCTTGTATTGAACAAGAACTTGAGGCTTATCGGATCCATCATCACCGACCTCGAAGCTCCAAAGTTTACGATCAGCAGCTACAACAGGATCACTATACTTCCTTCCAATAAGTCGTTTAGCGTCGAACACAGTGTTTTTAGGATTCATAGTTGCTTGATTCTTGGCTGCATCTCCTACAAGACGCTCGCTGTCATTGAATGCGACACAAGATGGCGTCGTGCGGTTGCCTTGATCATTTGCGATGATCTCAACACGCCCATTTTGCCATACTCCAACACAGGAGTAACAAGTTCCAAGGTCGCAACCGAATGCAATACGCTTTGTAGGTGCCATGATAAATAGAAATGCAAATATTGCTTTATATAGTTTTATGGTGGGGTGTCAATGTCGATCAAATCTGGTATCTCATCCCAAACAATAAAATTAGTTTCATCGATGACATTCCCAGCACAATACTAGCTACGTTTCGAGCACCGTTCATTGTAGTTTGTTTCAAGAATTCGTCTATTGTTTTGCTGCAGGTAACAGGTACACAATGCTTGTTATACTGCAACCAATGCCTTAACGATTCGGATAGCGCGCACATGTAATAGTGCAAATCGGTACGTACAGCACTATTAACATGTTTGTATCTTTCTATTACTGGATTCCATATACAACTGCTGTTTTTGTTCGTACAGCTTAGATTCCAATATTTCTATGCGATCTAACAACATCAATATGAATTTATCTCGTGGAGATGCATTTGAAACGAGATCATCGTAATCATACATTTAGTCTTTCTTAAGAGTTTTTCGGAAAGCACGGAAACTCGTGGTGTTGTGATAAGCTACAACAATTTTCCTGGTTTCTTTGACATAATTACCTGGATGCAGTACCACGTACGAATTGAACATATCTGGGTGAGCCTGAATTAGATTGTTGATTTCCTGGTTGCGACAAGCAGTTTTATCTGCATTCAAGCCTTCTTCATTGCGTTGATTATGGTTGTCCTTGATATCTACTAGAAGACCAAGTTTCTTGATGTAAAATGGAATTCGGTAATCAAGCTCAAGATGCAAATACTTGTACTTTATTTCGAGACCATCTGATAAGACAATGCAGTGCTTGTTGCAAAACCTACAGAACTTTGATTCATATCGGGTCTTAAAATGGATGGTGTCGCCTTCCAGGTTTTCAAAGGGTTTATCTTTCACGCAGAAAGGGAGATTTGCGGTACAATTCAAACAAAGTATGTTTGCCCGGCCTTTGTGTCTTTTGAAGTCCTTGCTTACAAACTCATCGCCGCACTGATGACATCGCAAGTTTATATCTGATATTCGTTCGATACTGTCGCGGCGTCTATTGTAAAGATAAGGCATGAAGTTGTGACGTCCTTCATTCATAGCCGCACATTCAACGTACTCGTAGTCGTTGAGATCTTCTTGACTAAACCGCTTCTTTTGAAGTCCCAACACATATGGTCGGCACTGTTCAAACTCCTCAGTGGTTAGATGCCGTGAATGATACTGTTCCTTGAACTCAGCAGGCATCTTGCAAAACTCTTCATAATCATCTTTAATCTTGTCTTTCAAGGATTCTGTGGGATTATTCAAGAAGTCTCTGCACATATTACACCAGGTGTGTCCTTTGTTAACACGCTGCATCACATTGTTCAGAGCGCAACAGTTTTCCCGATCACAAGATATGCAACGATATTTCAACATGATGTGATTTTGTCTGTTGTAGACGGTGTCGCGAACAATAAATCTAAATATAGGTGGTTTGGTATCACTCTCCTTGATCTTCTCGATCTTTGCATAATTCAAGTCAAGTTCTTCACCGGTTTTCTTGTCCCAAGCTCTGACCAAGTTGCCCAAAAGCTTGGAAACATCAAGAAAATTCATTATTAGGACAATAATAAAGTCTTCTTTATATACGTGATATGTTTATCCTGGCGTTGTCAGCGGGAAGTTTTATATTTCCAGCGTTTGTTTTTAAGATTAAACTGTTGAGCTTTCCCACGGGATCCTTAGATGCCAAAAGTTCACGAATAAAGTCTGTTATAGGGTTCTTAATCTCTCCTTCGTACTTGTGTACGATTAAATTGATAAAGTATGCCAATGTCTGCACATCGAACGAAGGGTATTTGACGTCTTCAGAAGTATTCACAAATTTGTTATCAACAACGGTGCGAACAGTGCTGTAGAACTTATCTGCGCTTGCGGTGCCTTGTTTGCTCTTCATAGCAGCAAACTCTTCTATACTGGTGTTGTTGTAATAATAAAGGTAGTAGATGTACGACCATAACTCATACTTGCGAGTGTTTACCATGTTGTTGACGTCAATACTTCCATCTTGCCCTATTCTACCAGAAAAGAACATCTTGGCTACAACAGCAAAACATACCTCGATATCGTTCTTGAATCGCTTGTCGAACACATGCAAGTTGGTAAATGCTAGACGATTGCTTGCTTTCATTTATATTAATATGGGTTTAATTTATTGATTATATTGAGAACATCACGAAGGACAGCGTCTTCATCTTGATTTGCATCAACGGCGAACACTTGAATACCTAATTTATTAGCTTCTTCCATCATAAGTTCATGGTATTGATGGATTTTTTCTAGATAGTCTAAAGACACAGCAGACTCACAAGATCTTCCTCTCTTTTGCATTCTTTCAAAACATATCGTAGGGTCTGATCTTAGATATATGATAATGTCTTGTTTCCAAGCCAACTTTTCGTAAATTTTTAGAAACAAGTCATGTTCCGCTTCGGTCATGTAGCCATTCTTAAACTGCAGAGCTGTGAAAACGGACTTGCAAGCAAGTGGTGAGCGTTCATACAACGCTGTACAGCTTACGTTTTTCCAGTTGTTGAAACTCATCAATACATTAAGGTTGAATGTTAATCCCCAACGTTTGGGATCTTCATAAAACAGACTTAGCCATTGTGCCCATTCATCAACAGGTTCCAAGAATATCGGCAATCTTGTTTTTTCATTGATCTTCCTCAACAAGGTTGACTTGCCACCGCCTACGTTTCCTTCAATACAAATCTTCATAGTGAAGATGAACTTTATGAACTTGATCAAATTTTGATTATTGCATATTTACTGGTGTCACTTGATTCAATGTTGACTTTAACTGCCTTTTCTATAACATTATGCACAGGAGATACACTCCTCACTTCTTCAATCAATGTTTCGTTAATTGGTATAATTGCGTTTAGGTACTCATGTGGATTTGTGCGAAGCCTTTGTTGTATCGTAGTTGTTTTTGCCTGTTGTACTGGCACTTCTTTGTTGACCAACATAGCAAAAACATTAGATATCAACGGTTCCCTAATTACACGATCTTTTAAACGCTTCCCTTGGTAATAAAACAACGTATGAGCAATTTTGATGTGTTTTTGGAGATGATCATAAGATTCATACGCGTTAACAAATGTAAATACGAAATTAAATAAGACGTCGTACACGTCCATCTTCTGACTCGTCGGTATTAACACATCAGCTTTGTAGACTATCTTTTTAGGAAAAGAACGATATATATGATTTACTATCGCATTTACGATCTCAATGCCTTTGCTGTAAACGAGGGATTCCCACAAGACATCTAACAAAGCAACAAGATCTTCGCACAAGATATCTCTCATTTCGTCTAACTCACTGTAGTTGTGAATACGTCTATATACAAGATCGATAACAGAAACATCTGACTTCGACAGTACTGCTGGGGGTTGAGTACTCAACCAAGCGTTTACTTGAGCTATCGTAGCTTTTTTGTTCTGTACATCTACTAGTAAGCGATAAAACTCCTCTAATGTGTTTGCATCACATTTACAAGAACAAAACTGATTGATTGCCGTGGCTAACATGGAAATTACACTATAATTGCCTTCGGAAAAGATTTTACACGATCTAACAAATCTTGGAAATCCAACAGGGTACGCAGATACATAATCTTAACTTTTGTTTTTAGATCTTTGGCAATAGCATCAAGCTCTTCTTTGTTAACATCTTTGAGTGTGTATTCGCCATTTGGTGATTTTACAACAAGACGAAATAGTACTGCCTCGACGCTCTTGACGTGTTTTGAAAACCGTGCTTTCATGGCTTTGTAAAGCTTCAAAGCCTCCTTGCCATCGTTTTCTGCAAGAGGAATGGTCACAGTTCCGGGTCCAATCCTGCACCAATTCTCTTCAAATATGGGATTATCTGGAGCTATTTCCATCTTGAGCTGACTGCCACCTTCCTGTATCTCCATAGCTTCAAAGTCTTTGCGCAATAATCCTTTTGGTTTTCTTGATAGAACGTGACGCATGGTTCGCAAAAATACACTTGCTTCCGTTGGATCAAGAACGTAATCTACAAAGAAACGTAAACCTTCTAAATTGGAAAAGTCTAATCTAAGTGCATCATCCCCAGAAGCACTTCTCAGGTCTTTTTGATTAGCTTTGCAGAAATCAATCCTAATGGTAGATTTACTTACTTGTATATTGCGCATGATAATCCCCATAATACTTAGGTCGCCATGACGTTCAAGGTTGTACACGTACTTTATCAGACAGAGAAGATAAAGTATCTTCATATAGTGGTTGGCTATACGTGTACATATCTCGTCTTTTTTCAAGCCACGTTTTTGAAGCAATGCTTGTTCTTCCTCTCTGGGAATCAACAACAAACTCTCACCGATGCTTTTGACATTGAGTTTCAATTGCTTCTTTAAATCGCTCTCCAAAATTACCTGATACTTTTGACAAACGTCTTTAGATAAGAAGTTGTACTCGTTGTTTTGAAATATGTTTTGTTCGTTCACGACAGACGTTATAACTGCGTTCAATTTTGCCAACTCATCTTTCAATACATGTGTCGACGAAGAAACTTCATGCGATTGAGAAGCTCCCATGTTTGCTTTATATTTACTTTTTAATATTTCAAAAGTCTTCTTCTGTAGAAAACACAAACCCATTCTCATTTCCTACGCCAGCTTTTGAATAATCTGCTATTCTAGTGTGCTCGAAAAAGTTGCTCTTGTTCTCAAGTCCAATTCTCTCCATGAATGGAAACGGATTTTGAACGTTGTAAATCTTTTCGTAACCTAGCTGAACAAGCAACCTATCTCCTACATACTTGACGTATTGAGCCATCAGATCACTATTCATTCCTAGAAGGGCACAGGGAATGCTTTCAGTAATAAACTCGATCTCAATATCTACAGCTTCTCGCATGATGGCAAAAACATCTTCTTCTTGCAGTTTGTTCTTCAACATCCTATACAGAATAACATTGAATTCGGCATGGAGGCCTTCATCCCGACTAATGAACTCGTTGCTTAGACATAGGCCTGGCATTACGTTCTTTTCTTTGAGCCAATATATGCTCGCAAACGAAGAACTAAACATGAGCCCTTCAACAATCACGAAAGCAATACATCGTGTTGCAAATGAAGCTTCTTTGTCTTCAATCCATTTAAGTGCCCAATCAGCTTTCTTCTTGATACATGGAATTGTTTGTATAGCATTAAACAATTGCGATCTTTCAGTGGGATCTTTCACATAAGTGTTTAACATGAGAGCGTACATCTCGCTATGTACAGACTCGATAGCAATTTGAAATGAATAGAAAGCACGAGCTTCTGGTAATTGAACGTCATTGTAGAAACGCGCAGCCAGATTGTAGTTCACGACACCATCACTTGCAGCAAAAAAAGCTAACACCATCTTGATAAAGTACTTTTCTTTGTCGTTCAACTTTTCCCAACTGGCCATGTCATGACTCAGATCGACTTCCTCTGTGAACCACAATGAAGCACCAGCTTTCTTGTACATTTGCCAGATGGACTCATACTTGATTGGAAACATTACGAAGCGTCCTGGGTTGTCCTGAAGGATCTCTTCGTGAGCATCATATTCTTTGCCGTGGAACACCATAATTGATGTATTGTACTATATTCTTATATAATCTCAAGAATGAAAAAACACATATTAGCGGTCGATCTTGGAACATACTGCGATAATGCTTTGATGGAAAATGCGATTCATAAACTAATTCAAGAATATCAAGTAATATATCTAACAGATCGTAACCATACCGTGCCCGAAGGATGCATCTATGAACCATTCACAACACCTGATTTCTTCATTAAAGATCCCAAGCTTAAAATAGCTGATACGCAAGAAAACATATGGTTATGGTCCGCTAGGCATCCTCGCAAGTCCGTCGAAGCTATTCAGTGGGCAACCAGTATTTACGAACAAATAAGTTCAATATACCGAAAATACGAAATTCATGCAGTTGTAATGTTATATCCCGCTTTAGCGATGACATGGTTTTTGTTAAATTATCCTGCTCCTGTGTATGTTCTATATTATGCTCCTGGGTTTTTGAACAAAACTATACCATGGATATTTGATAGCAAAATGAAGTCTCGTGAATTTGAACTGTATAATACTGATGAGGATACCAATATGAAGTCTGGATACACAATGCTTAACCGTTTGTGTATTGCATCGCGAAGATTACCATGTGAACGCCAGCTTGTTCATATGATCCTTAAACAGCTGAATCATGTGTTATGTTGGGATAAACATGTCACGCCCAAAATTACACCAGCACTGGAAGGTCTGCGCACGCATTATGTTGGATCGCTGTATAATTACAACACTATCAAAGATGTTGAACTTGAACAGTCTACAGTATTTGTGTCATTCGGATCATATGGAAATGCCAAAGTGTTAATTCCTATCGTGGAAGCTTTGATGGCGGCGTTGGACGAATATTGTGAGGCGAATAATGGGGTATCTGTGATATTTCACAATGGTAATTACAATAGCAAACATGTCAAAAGCGTAAAGGGTTTTATCCCCTACCATGAGATAGTACCAAAATGCAGACTTGTTATATTTACAGGATCCGCGTGTTTACAAAACATCTGTCTGTTCTACGCTAAACCAATGCTGTTTGTTCCGATCTTGGTTGAACAGTTCTTTTGGGCCAAGAATTATGCCCATATGACAGGTGTAGACTACATTGATAGCACTAAGAACGTGCTTGACAAAATTAAACAAGCTTGCGAAATAACGCCTAAATGTAAACGTTATCTTAAGAAAGTATCTGACAGTATGAAAACATACAATAGCAGCGATAGAATTAGCAGTTTGATATCGCGAGCTATATCGTGAAATAAAGCTTCTTACAAAAAAACATCCAATTATAGCATAGTGAATGAGTCGTTATCAGGTATACAAAGATTACGCACAGTACAAACAAGACAAAGACACCCGATCAATGGACGATATTTGTTCTGCTTCTGGGGAGTTTGAGCTGCAAGTGCAGCAAAAGTTCCTAAAGGAGTTCGTGGGAAAGAACAAGACCTGGAGCAAGGTACTCCTATACCATCAACTGGGATCAGGCAAAACCTGCAGTTCCATAACAATGGCTGAAGAATACATGCGTTTAAATCCGCAAGGAAAAGTAACCGTTATTCTCCCCGCCAGACTACGTACCAATTTCTTCGATGAACTAATATCCCCATGTGGCATGGAAGCTTATATTTCAAGAGCAGATTTCTATACTTATTACAATCCATCAACATCTGATGCGATGAAGAAAAGGATACGCAAACGTTTTATGGATGCGATAACTAGTAAGTATGATATTATGTCTTTTGAAAAGTTCAAAGGACTTGCGAAGAAATTTGACAGCCTCAAGGAATGGGCTGACTATTTGACGCGTGATAAAATGGTTATTGTAGATGAGGTGCACAATCTCTTGAATACAACTTATGAATCCAAAACATTGGATTCAATGTTTGAAAATCACCAACTTGTCAAGGCTGCTAAAGGCAGCAACACACTCCTGTTTAGGTATCTTGCTAAATATGCGGATCCATCGTCAAAGATGGTGCTCATGACTGCTACACCAATATTTGACAACATAGGACAACTCAAGGAACTCGTGGGTGCGTTGAATCCTGAAAACACTACAAAAATAGACAAAATGTCAGATGCTATTGAAGCCCTCAGAGGTAAAGTAAGCTTTTTCCCAGGAACAAGTGCAAACGCATATCCTTCAAGCTCTTTCGAAACACATGACATTCCACTCTCGGTCACACAAGATAGGCTGACACAAAAGGTGATAGAAGAACAATTAGACGAGGAAAATCCTACAAAAGAAGCGTTCTTGTCAAATCAGCGTCAAATATCTCTGGCCTGTTTGCCGAAACAACAGGTAATAAAAGACAATTACAATAAGATTGTTGCAAACCTAAAAGAGTATGCACCCAAGATCAAAGAGTTAATCGCACAGCTAGATAAGCCAGGAAAACACGTGGTCTATAGCAACTTTGTAGTATCTGGACTTTATGTCATCAAAGCTGCTCTTGATAAAGCGGGTTATATCGACATTCATACCGCAAATAGTTTGCCAGCTGACAAGAAAAAAGATTACAAGGTTTATGCGTTATGGGATGGATCCGTCAAGGACATCCACAAGCAAATGATCAAGAGCGTAACAAATTCAAAAGCAAACATAGACGGTAGACTTGTCAAGGTCATTCTAGGAAGTCCTTCCATCAAAGAGGGTGTGTCATTCAAGCATGTTCAACATATTCATATGATGGATCCTGTATGGAATCAATCGTCAAAGTCTCAGGTAGAAGGAAGAGCAATTCGTTTCTGTTCACATGTAGATATCGATGAAGAGCGTCATGCTCCATTGAAACGCAGTGTTGTTATCCACATGTACAAGAGCACAGCTCGCCCCAAAGGTGATGTAAAGGAAACGTGTGACATGCGCATTTATGAAATAGTAATCCCAGGTAAGTACGAAGAAGTTGCTAAAGCAGAAGATGCTTTACAACGTGTGGCTATGGACTATTATCTTTTCAGAAAGATGTATAGGACATCCCCAACAACATCTCCTACAGGTACGCCCGACAAACAGTCACCTGTTGAATTGGAAAAAGACATGCCGTTGAGAAAGAAAGGATTCAGTAAGCTGAAGGGAAACAGTTGCCCTAAGAAAAGACGTCCCGATGCAGATACTGATCAATGTCCTCCAAATCATGAAAAACGCACTAATAAAAAAGGCGATGTGTGCTGCTACAAGCTTAGACTGACGAAACCGAAACCAAAGTGCATACCTTCTCGTGAGCCAGATGAGAACGGTAAATGCAAAGAAGGATATTACATCAAGACAAACAAAAAAGGTTTGTCATGTTGCTACAAAAATAAGAAACAAATTAAACCCCAGTGATGACTGATTTTATCTCAGCAGCATCTAATGTTTGTGCGTCGATCAGTTTGATTGCTAAACGTCTCAATGCATCCTTGTGCGATTCAATGAGGTTCTTTGCTCTAGTGTAAGCCCTCGATACCAGCTTTGTAATCTCTTTGTCTATTTTGCGTTGTGTCACATCTGACAAGGAGGCACCCTCAACGTCCCAGGCTACAGTTCCTAGCTCATCGGAAAATCCGTAACGCGTCACCATAAGTCGTGCGATCTTATAAACTTGTTCCATGTCTTGCGATGCTCCCGTTGTAGTTGCAAATGAACCAAATACTATTTCTTCGGCTGCCCGTCCACCTAATGCTACAACCAGCTTGTCTTCGAGATACGATCTAGTAAACAATCCACTATCAACACGATCCATAGAAGGCTCAAATACAGTGACACCTCCTGCATTGCCCCTTGGTAGAATGGAGACTTTCCGAATATCATCATACCCATCTATGAAAAATGCCGTGAGAACATGGCCACTCTCGTGAACGGCTACAACATATTTGTTTTCTTCTGACATTGCTTTCGATGTCTTTGTTAGACCAATAGTAACACGATCAAGAGCTTCCTCAAAATCTGCTTTTGTAATTGTGTCGTTGTTGTTTCGTGCAGCTACAATAGCTGCTTCATTGGTCAAGTTATTAAGATCGGCCCCACTGAATCCAGCCGTAACTTTTGCAATAGACGATAATGTCACGGATTTATCAATTGGCTTGTCTTTGCAATGAACGTTCAATATATCTACACGTCCAGATAGATCTGGCGCATCAATATAAACAATGCGATCAAACCTTCCAGGCCGCAGCAATGCCTTGTCCAATACATCTACTCTATTGGTAGCTCCTATCACGACGATTCCTGTGTTTGTTTCGAACCCATCCATTTCAGTCAACAGTTGGTTGATGGTTTGTTCTCGTTCATCGTTTCCTGGACCAAATCCAGAAGATCTTGATTTTCCGATAGCATCAATTTCATCTATAAACACGATACAAGGTGACTTGGCTTTAGCCTTTTGGAAAAGATCCCTAATCCTTCCAGATCCAACTCCAACGAAGAGTTCAATAAACTCAGATGCTGAGGCAGAAAAGAAAGGCACACCCGCAGTACCTGCAACTGCTCTAGCTAATAATGTCTTCCCGCATCCTGGAGGGGATACCAGTAAGCACCCCTTGGGTATTTTGGCGCCTACCTTGGTGTATTTGTCTGGGTTTTTCAAGAAATCAACAATCTCCTGAAGTTCTCTTTTAGCATAATCGATACCAGCCACATTATCAAATGTAATAGATATCTCCTTGATTTCCTTGGCCTTCGAATGCAACATTGGTTCGAACGTGCTTCTAGAATTCCTATTTACTAGACTATAACCAATATACCCCATAAACACAATCATCAACACAATTTCAATGTAATAAAACAGTTGTTGAAGGTTTTTTACTGGGTTGTCATACTTGACAACAGCCCCGTGCTCCAACAGGCTGTCTATGATACTAGGTGTGATTCGTACAGCAACATCGTGACTTTCTCCATCTACAGTTACAGCTTTAACATTCGAAGATGATTGATCAACAACAACTTCCTTAATATCATCAATGTTCTTATTAAAGTCCTCAGGTGTCCATCTGATAGCAGGTGCACTCGCTATCGAAAAAATAGGTTGCGTAACTATTTTGTGAGGCCTATAAATAGGTGGAGGTTGCGCCGGAACAGCCCTTACTATATGTCCACTCCTAAACATTGGTTGCATAGAAAAGATTCTTATCTGTTTCTTATATAAATGCATAACATCAAGGCATCAGTACCTAGGCGCCCAATTGTTGAGTTGAGACGCCAATTAAGGGAAATACAACTTAAGCCTGTTCTAACTCGTGCCGACTACTGCAACATGGATGAAATCTTACTAGAACTTCATAAACAAAAGCAAAAAATAATAGATCCACTGGAAGCTTTTTGCGTCGAAAATCCTTGCGATAAAGAATGCCGTATTTACGATAGTTAGGTAACGCCATATTTGTGAATCACTTCTTTGGGAAGAATTTTTGCACGATGGAGATAGAGTTTCTTGTAACATTTTTGCATCGTAACTTGAGACACATCACACGCTTCAGACAAAGCTTCTTTATCGATATTTAGACCACAAACAACCACAATCAAGTACATGACACCAGATGCAACCGATGGTGGCATATTGTCACTTAATATGCCCATGTCATCTGCTGTCTTCATTACCGTTTTGCATAGCTCTCGCATGTCAGGAGCCATATCTATTTTGCTACCAAAACGGTTTATGAAATCTTCCGGCGTAGTGTTACTCATATTCATTCGCATTATATCCTGAAACTTTTTGCACCCTTTAGTCATTGTTGTGTTTTTCAAATGAAAGATATTGGCGATTTCTTTACTGCTTCGCGGTACTTTATGGTTCTTGCAGCTCATGTAAATGCTGGTTGCGATCATTCCACTTCTGTTTTCTCCTCGTGTTACCTTGTTTTCAGACATCTTTTTGTAAAGCACCTTTGCGTCCTCTATAATAGAGGATGGAAGACCATGAACATTGGCATTGGATGATATATTATCAAATACATGATACAAACTGCGTTCTCTATATGTAATCGAATTCCAAAAATGATGCTTACGGACAATCTTCATACTATTACTTTCTCCAGACTTTGTACTGATAACAGATCCTAGCGACGAGTTAGGAAGCAGTTCGTTTGAGGGCAAACCACATCTTGTTGGGTCTACCGACTTGTTGTCATCAGCACCATAGTACCTCCATTCAGCTCCATTGTCTATGAATCGATCAACAAGACTGTTGCATTCACCACATATATAGTTACCTTCCTCTAATGAGATGTTTTCACTGTTGCAATACTCGCAACGATCTATAGATGAATCGCTTTTCTTGTGATCGCTTTGCGGAGAAAATGTGTTGAACAAGTTCCACAAATCGTCCATCATTCCTTATATGTCATTTGTCTTTATATGCCTTGCATTCAAATTTTTGCGCTTGTAGCTCTTCAACAGAAACTTCTGATATGATTTTATGAATTTGTATAGACTTCCGGTTTCTTCTATTTTTCTAGCAGCATACTCTACTAGGTACTTTCGATTGAGATGAGGATTTGCTATGCGCGTATTGATGTACCAAATACGCCATGTTGCACAATTACCTCTGAGATCTAAACCAGGAATATCATCTATTTCCTTGGCTTGCAGGATTCTCCTAGTTGGACAGTAATCTAAAGGTGTAAAGTATTTGACTGGTTTGGGAAACAAGTAAGTTTGAGCATTAAATTGCTCCACAATCAGTTTATCAAACTGTTTGATTTTATACGCTTGACTTAGTTCTTGACCTAGACCGTCAAAACGCTCAAGCTCATTATTGGTTTTATCATAAATAAGTACGTTTGCATGCATTCCGTCGCCTTTAGAACGCAAATGCACGAAAGAGATTATGAATCTAACACTTGGGTCAAAAAGTTCTGCTTCCCATAGCTTCCATATATCAGTAGGCATAGACAACTCGTAAGTATCTTTTGATTCATAATATTTCCATGCAATAACATAGTCTGATTTCTTGACGTTTTTGACAGCTTTGTTTTTTGGGAATATGAAGCGAGCATATGGGTACTTTTGAAGGATAAATCTCATTACTCCGTGTGTGATGGAGACATCGGAATCTAAATTCGGCAAAACAGTACGATTATCATACTCTTGTGAGAATGCTTCTTGTAACATGATATTAGCTTCCACTAGCTGTTCTTTCTTAGTGCATCTTGACACAATAGGATTGTATACCTTGCCTTCGGGGCATTTCTTGACAGGTTTATCTACAAGATAAAACTGCAATGTTCTTGACAATGGTTTTAGACATTTCCCATTTTCAAAGTTCTGCAACAAACCTTCTTGACACACACGTGTTGGAATTATGTTTCTTCTAAAGCTGACATACTCTTCCCAATTGACCTGCAATGTTTCAATAGAGTACTTTCGTATTTTCGTCAATACTTGATCAGACGTAAAAGAGGGATTTTCACATCTGACACGCAAATATGTTAGCAAGAATGAGGGATAAACCTTAGAAGGCATCTCGTTTAAAGTTTTGAGCATGGATGCCGGTATTTCTATCTCTGGTATGTAGTTGACGTTTTTGAAATACTCTTCCATGAACTCCTGAGTCAACTTCTTTACAAAAAGCTTGAGTGCGAATCCAGATAAATGGTACTTTTTAATGTCTATTCTCTCAATCTCGTTGGTGATCTTGTTATAAAGTACTATGTTCATATGACGTGATTTGTTTTTATCCTTGCAATTGTACCTATTGATGAGATAGAATGGTATCAGTATGATTGGTTTCGACTCATCTTCTAATAATTGCTTGAACTGTACTACTTTACTCGATTTAGGAGGGGCAATATATCTCTTTCGCTCATTTGGTACACATGTAAATTTGAACAATTCATCAGCCCTAATATTGTCCCGTTCAGTATTGACAAAACTATGACAATTAGGAAAAGTGTTCAAAAGGTATCTCAAAAAATAACAACGATAATCACCGAGTAAGTACTGAAATTCCTCTAGTACTTTCATTTATAGTAATGTGATGTTTTGTTTCACAACATCTGCATACTGTTCAGGTATTCTATCAAAGTTGATGAGCAAATCATTTTTGTCAAACTGAAGTTTAGCTTCAGGATGTTTTTCAAATAGCGTTTGCAAGTCATTCGGGTTCTTGGTCAGCTTTTCTGCGGTCTTCTGACCGATCAGCTTTTTAATACTAGGTATGTTGTCCGATTTATCGCCAATGATAGTCTTGTACAGAAGGTACGACTTTGGATCTGGAACGCGGCTGCTTAGCAACTTCCCTTGGAGGTTCACAATATGTGCCTTGTCACACAGTTGAACGTAATCATTATCGTTTGTGACGATTGTAATATCAGCGCATGGATTGTGCCGCAATACGTGGTTCACAGCTATTGCAATAACATCATCGGCTTCCAGATGATCTGCATACAACACAGGACATTCAATACTTGGGATGATTGTATTGAAGGTCTCGGTGAAAACAGTTTTGTCGAGGTTTTGGGAGTCTCGAGTTCCCTTGTATGAGTCAATGACTGCATGCCTCCATATTTGTTCACGAGGACAGTCCTTTGCAAACACCATGTTGCCGTCTGGAACTTGATATACTTTCTTCAAGTTGTTCAGAACAGACTTGAACATCTTTGAGTATTTCTCCCTAAACACAGGGTCTGACATCGCTGTTGCACTGGATTTTTCTTTGTTTTCTTCTAGTCTCGACCACCAACTATAAACAGCATAGAACCTATAGAACACAAAATAACTGCCATCGATGAACAATATCGGAGCCTGGGTATTGAGATGAATCATTACTTTATTACTTTATTGCTTGATCATTTTTTCTTCAACGGGACGAGATGATGCCAGCACAGCTGCTAGTACAAACAACAGCACCCAAACAGCAATCGCAATAGAGTTGATCCAGCTCCAGATGTAGCATTTACCCACGTACATGCAGTTAACGGAGTAAATTGATAGCAGGATAGGAATCAGCAGAATTAGTAGCAACAAGAAACGGTAACCAAAAGAATAAGAGTAACCATCACCAATATTGAATGGCATGATGATCGCAAAGGCCATGATAACATAAGACACTGCAGCTAGGAATGCTGGACGTGACAGATCCATGGTTTATAATTTAATGACAAAAAAATTTGATATATAAAGTCATTGAGATTGGTTAATAGCAACATGGGAATTCCGTTTCTTTTTCATAACATCGTCAAGAATGCTCCGATGGTGGTCAGAAACAGTCTTGTGAACAAACCATCCAGACTGTTTTTAGACTACAACTCTATCATTCACATGTGCAGTGCTGCTGTTGTAAGTCAAGGACACGAAGATTGGCAAAAGATCTTTCAAAAGGTGATTGAACACACAATGAATAACGTCGTAAACGCGCATCCTCCATCAAAACTATTGTACATCGCTATTGACGGCGTTGCTCCATTGGCAAAGATTCAACAACAAAGAAAACGCAGATACATGTCGGCTTACAGAAACAACTTGATCAACGAGTTTAAGCGAAAGCATAACATTCCGATTTCTAACTGGGACTCTAACATCATCACACCAGGTACGGAATTTATGAAAGAACTTGATATGTTTTTGAAGACATATTTCCATAAAAACAAATATGACTTCGATGTGTATGTTTCGGGTTCTGATGAACCTGGAGAGGGTGAACACAAAATGATTCGCTACATCAAAGAGTGTGATGACAAAACCGAGATTGACGTCATATATGGTTTGGATGCTGACCTCATAATGCTGTGCTTGACTTGCGACAAACCAAACATCTTCTTGATGCGAGAGTCGTCTACATTTGAAGATATAGTAGACAACACAGCGTCGTTTGCTTATCTTGAAATTGATCGATTGAAAGAAGTAGTGGAGAGACAAGTTGGAAATGTTCGTGATTATGTGGCACTCTCATACTTTCTCGGGAATGACTTCCTACCACACCTACCTTTCTTACGGATTCGCTCTGGTGGTATGGATATCTTGAAGCATTCATACAAACGTGTGAAGGCAGAAGAAAACTTAGTGTTATTTGACGGTGAAAAATACTACATCAACGAAGAGTTTCTAACAAAACTGCTTGAAGATCTCTCGTCTATAGAAGACACTGAAATGCAACGTATTCACAACGAATGGGTTGAATACTCCCCAAGACGCGAACATGTACATAATTTAGACCACTCCCTAGAAAGATATCCTCACTTGCACAAAGCTAATATCATCAAAAAGCTGAACATGAAATCTCCAAAATGGCGAGACTATTATCGTCATGAAATGTTTGGGGATAGCAAGAAAAGCACAGCAAACGAATATATACGTGGTGTTTACTGGATTACAAATTACTACATGAACAACAAGACAACCAATGATTGGAGTTATGAATATGGGTATGCTCCGGCAGCAATGGATCTATACCTTGTCAGATTTGCAAGTCTTACGAGGACCGAAATCCCG